GGCAGCCGCAATTACGTGCACCGACGGGGTGCCAAGGTAGGCGGGGAAGGTCGTGCAGGCCGCGCAGTCTACTGCGAAGGCCGCAATGACATTGGTGCTAACGCCCCAAGCCTGCGCCAAGCTGGCCACGCTGTCGGGGGTGGCGCGCCAAAGAGATGTGGTGCTAGCTGAAGCGCTGTACTCGGCCCAAGAGCCGAACGCAGCGTCCCGCGCTAGACGCACATCCTCTGGGACGCCAACCACGCCGCCGTGACTGGCAAAGGTCACGCCGCCTGCCGCTGCCATATTGGCAACGAGGGCGCCGTAACCTGGCACATGGCCTAGGGACGCGTACCATCCCAAGCCTACGCCCGCGCAGTGAGCGCGCGGGTCTTTGGGCTCGTCAAGAGCCCACCCCAAGGTCGTCAAGAACCTGTGGGGTATTGGCACCATGGTGACGGCGTAGGCCCAACGGCCGTCCAGCCATCTCTCGCAGGCCATTGGAGTACAGCCCAAGAACCCCATGCGCCATAAAGAGGCAGCGGGGGTGGACTTGAAGATGTACCCCAGGCGGGTGAGGGTGGCCACGACCGTGGGCTCTAAGGCGAGGAGCCCGACGCCATAGGTGGCGCTGTCGTCCCCCGCATATGCCGCACGGTACCGCGCTGCGGCCAGAAAAACACAAAGGTCGGGCACGCCTGAGGCCCGGTGGCTTGCGTACGTCGTAGTGAGCCCGTTGATGATGGTGTTCATCAACGTGGTCCACACGGCGCCGCTGGCCATCCCGCCCAGCGTGACAAAGGTGCCCAGCCCCTGCCACTTGCAGGTCTGGGGGAACATGCGAGAAAAGACTCTCGCATGCTCTGGGGTCTGAAAGAACCCCGCCTTGCGCATGACCTTGTAAAAGAAAGCATGCGCCTCCGGCCCGTGGCACAGGTCATAGAGCGTAGCATCTCGCCCTATGAACGTGTCGGCGGCGGTGTCGATAGCGCCCTGGAAGAAGAGACCAACGTCCTCATTCTTCCTCGACCCGCCACAAAAAAGAGGGTGGTCACCAGACCATGTGCGGCACAGGGCCTTGTAGGCCATGGCGCAGTCGGGACCAAAAAGTACATCTACTACGGCCGTGTCGTAGTAGCGCAACATGCGCTGACACGCACGGCCTGACTGGCCAGTGACGTAGTCGTCAATGCCCAGAGGGGGGGGGTTGGTGGTCTTTGGACCTTCGGCGTAGCCCTTGGCGGAGCTCTGCAAGAGCTCACGCTTGGGCATAAGTGTGAGGACCAAGTCCTCATCAACAAGGCCTTGGCGCACCAGGCGCCTCACGCCCCCCATCTTCTTTTCCTTCTTCCGCTGTCCGGAGAAGGAGTGCGCCCATTGCGTGGCCATCTT